GCGCTGAACGTCGCGCTAAATAATCAAATCACTGCCTCAATCAATAACAATAATAGCGGATGGGTGCTGCCAAATTTCCAGCTAAAAAACACGGCTAATCTGAGCGGCGGCTGGGAAAAAGACAGCACTACAGGCCGTATCAGGCAATGGGGGTATCTGAACGCTGGCGCGACAACCGGTTTTTTTCAGGTAAATTTCCCGATCACATTTCCGAATGCCTGCGCCAACGTCCATGTAACCGTTGTTAATGGAGGGGGCGGTAAATATGCGGACAACTTTGCGACCGCGGGAAATGTGACGCAATCCGGGTTTACCTGTGGACAGGACACGGGCGGGTCGTACTGGGAGGCGATAGGGTGGTGAGAAATATATGAGCGATATTTATTACAGCGCCGCAAATAACGGTTTTTATCACGTCGATTTCAGAGAACTTTATGAAGCGTCTGCTAATGGCTGGCCTGATGATGCAATTGCAGTTTCAGCGGCAGATTATGCAAACCTGCTGCAGGGACAATCCGCAGGACGCATTATAACCGCAGATTCAGATGGCCAGCCGATTCTGACTGATCCGGTAATCGACTGGCAGGAGCGTGCGGAGCAGCAGCGAAAAAACCATATCGCCACTGCAAATGAAACGACAGCAGACTGGCGGACAGAGCTGCAGCTGGGCGTGATCAGCGATGATGAAAAATCGGCGCTGGTGATCTGGATGGCATATATCAGAGCGCTGAAAGCTCTGGATCTGACCGCCATAGACAGTGAGGCAGCATTTGATGCAGTTGAATGGCCTGCTATGCCTGAGTAATGAAAAACGGGGCATTGGCCCCGTTTCAGTTTCAGCAGAGAGCCAGGCGTTATGACAACAGAGTGCCCGCAACGGATGACGCTTTGTTAAATGCAGTCGTGGCGCCGCTTTTCAGGGTGTCCAGTAAATCAGACGCTGACGCACTCTGCATTTTTTCCCTCACATCCTCATCAACGCGCTGCAGGGTGATTGAGAACTCAATTTTTTTAGCGTTACCATACCGATCTAATTCCTGCCGTGTCTCCTCCAGTGCTGTCAGCACGTACATCCCGTAAATAGTGCCTACGCCGTCAATCAGCGGCCAGGGCAATCCGGCATAGGCCATGGTTGCCACAGCCCCGAGCGAGAGGTTGCCGCCCGTGATTTCAGGATACAGTGTCCCTGTGAGAGTGATCTGATTATCACCTGAGCCAACGTATTGCCATTTTGCTGAGCGGCCTACGCGCTCATTTTTGGCATACCGCCAGTTACGTGACTGGCGCAGCTGTTGATAGGGCAGCGTATCGAGTGCAAAAACAAACAGCCCGTAAACCATCATCATAGTTAACTCCTCATTCCCGATCTGTATAGCTGCCACGTGCGCGCCGTGCGCGCCTGTCCAGTTCCGCACTGACAGCCTGTGTAACGATTTTTGCCAGCTCCTGCGCATCCTGACGATCAACGCCATGCAGGTTTATAACGACAGGAGGCAGGGCGCCCGCGGGCACCGCTGCTGCCTGCCGCGCTGATGTGGCCGCAGCGGCAGGGGATGGCAATGCGGGCAGCCTGATGGGCGATGAAACTACCGGCGCGGCCGGCCGCATCGACAGCGGCGAGCCAGCCGCCGATCGTGCAATGCGCGACTCCTGCCACTGGCCGCGCACGGCCAGAGCTGGCGGCAGGTTTTTAAATACAATGTCGCCCGGGCCGATTTTTTTGGTATTTGCGGCAGTCTGTTTGGTGTTGTCCTCGATCGCGCTCAGTCGCCGCATGGTGCCCGACATTGCCGGCGCGGGTTTGGCGTCTCGCACCACGGTTGCGGCCTGCATGGGCAGGGTGTTTCGCAGGTTGCTGGCCTTATTCAACAGCTCATCTAGCCCCCGCCCAGCCGTATTGATCGCATCCGGGACGAGTCCGAGCTTTTCCAGCAAAACAGACAGTTTGTCTTCTAACCAGGTCAGCGGCGCCATCAGTGTTGCGAGAGCAGTACCGAGCACCTCACCAAAACGTCGCCCCGCACTTGCACAGTTTTCAAGACTTTGCTGCGACGTTTTTACGGGCGAAAACAGTTTTTTAAACCAATCCCACACCCTGCCAACTCCGTCAGCGAGCTGACCAAATACCCGGATAAACGGCGCAAACGCGGGCGCCATGCTGCTCACCAGCCCACTGAGGAAACCTGTGAAGAATGCTTTGATAGGTTCCCAGTATTTCCAGATCATGACGCCAGCCAGAACAAACGCCCCGACCACCAAACCAATCGGACTCAGCAGCAATGACAGCGCCCCGCCGAGAATAGAGATCCCGGTTGTGATGGCACTCCAGAGCATTGGCAGCCCGGACAGGCGCAGCGCGAACATGCCGATGCCACGAACCAGCGATCCTATCGCGGCACCAGGTGCCATAAATGCACCCAGCAGACCGGCACGCATGGCTGGCAGTAATGTCGTCATGCTGCGCAGTCCGACGGAAACAGAGCCGAGCACCGTGCTGAAAACGCGGCCCCAGCCGCTGATCCGTGCCAGTGGTCCACTGAATATGCCCAGGGTTTTTGACGCGCCGGATGTGCGCATTGTCAGCATGGACAAGCCGATCTGTAATTTTGCGAATGGGCCAGCCAGAATGCCCAGCGTCAGCGACAGGCCGCCAACAGCCACCGTTGTCCCGATGATGCCGGCAGTGAGTAACAGCAGCGTTTTCGTCAGCTGCGGATTAGCATTCGCCCACCCCGTGACATTATTCAGAATGCCCGTCAGCCCCTGTGAGAGTTTCCGCAGCGCGCCGTCGGCGGTTTCCTCGACCGCAATCCGCAAGCCCTCCCATGCACTGTCCAGTTCTTTAAGATCACCACTGAGGTTATCTGCCATAACTTTGGCAGCCTTATTGGCTTCGCCTTTGGCGTTGCCCAACTCTGCGATCAGTTTCTGGAGCGCACCGCTGCCGGCACCCTGAGCCAGGCTTTGCAGACCTACAAACGCCTCTTCACCGGCAATGTCTTTGAAAAACGAAACCTGATCCGTTTCGCCATATTTTTTAGTCGCGTTAAACAGATCCAGCAGGATCGACTCAACCGGGCGCATTTTGCCGGAAGCGTCCGCGACAGAAACACCCAGCTCATCAAGTGCCGTTTTTGCCTTTTTGGTCGGTGATGCGAGGCGGGACAGGCTGGCGCGCATCGCTGTACCGGCCATGCTGCCGCGCATGCCGTTATTCGCGAGGATGCCCGCCATCGCCGCCGCTTTTTCGACATCAATTCCAAGCTTCGACATGACCGGCCCGGCGTAAACCATCGTTTCACCGAGCTGGCGTAAATCGGTATTGGTGCGGGTAAATGCCGCCGTCAGCACGTCGCTCACGCGGTCCATCTGGCCCGCTGGTAATGAAAACTGCGAGAGTACATTAGAGCCAATGTCGGCACTCTCGCCCAGCTCCATCCCGCCGGCCAGCGCCATATTAAGCACGCCCGGCAGCGCGGCGCGGATTGCCTGCGGTGTAAACCCGGCCATTGCGAGAAACGCCTGCCCGCTGGCGGCGTCGGTGGTAGTGAATGCGGTTTCAGCACCTAATTTTTTTGCCTGCTGGCGCAGCGCGCTGAGCTGTTCATCATTTTTATCGAGACGCGTCAGCGCCTGCACGCGCGACATTTCAGCCCCAAAACCGACAGCTGGCGCAAGAAACCGCCCGGCGCCATAACCGGCAGCCGCACCACCGGCCATTGCCATGGTGCCTGCACCGCGCAGTTTGCCTGACAGCGTCTGCAGCCTGTCATAACGCGCACGCGCCTGCGTTACGGCAGCCAGTTGACGCCGTTCACGTTCGAGTGTCTGGTTATATTGTTCGGTTCGCCTGATCGCACTCTCGATCGTTCTGTTGCCGCCAGCGAGGTTGATGCCATGCTGGCGCAGGGCATCCGATACTGTCCGCAGTTTTTGCGTTTCGCGGGTGCGTGCGGCGCTGAGGCGATCGAGTTTTGCCGCCAGTGCACTCATGCGCTCGCGTTGTGCATCGGTTAAAACCGTGCCATCACGCTGAGCCTGATTCAGCCCACTGAGGCTGCGGCGGGTTTTATCAATCTGATGCGAGGTTTTATTAATGCTGTTGCGCAGGCGGTTGAATGTGTCCGCCTGCGCATTGAGTTTCGAGGCAGCCGCCTGCGTATTTTTGAGGGATTCGGTTAGGCCGCTCGCGCTTTTGCGGGCGGCATTAACAGGGCGGGTAAATCGGTCGATTGCGCCAAACGCGACGCGGATATCAAGAGTTTTCATCTGTGGCACCTGAGCGGACGGCAGCCCGCTCGCGCCACGCAATCACCTCACTGATGGTCATCGCGAAAACCTCGCCGGGCGGCCAGTTAAACACGACGGCAATATCAGCAACGAGATCGTCAATCTGATTGAATGACGGAATTATGACGTCGCTGCCGTCTCCGCTGCGCTCTGTTCGCCAGGCTCCTCCGGGTTCAAAAAAGGGATCAACACCTCAGTGAGCTGCATGAAATCGTACATGTTCATGCCGCTGATCTCTGCCAGCTTCAGCGCAGGTGAGGTGACACGCGTAAGGAATACTGAAACGGCGTCGTATTCCATGTTTGCCAGCGCCACCAGTTTAAGACCGCGCAGCGAGCCAGCCTGGTCCACGGCGTCAGTAATCGTGATGGTTTTAATTTCGCTGTCACTGCGTTTAATAGGCTGTGACAATGTAACGCTTGCTTTGGTCATTGCTATTGCTCCGGGCAGCCCGTGCCGCCCTGTCAGGGGATAATTAGGCGCCCGTGTTCATGCCCAGCGCAGAGGTGATGCGGTCCGGGATCATGTTTTTGCCGTCCACTTTGTAGATAAAATTCAGCAAATCAATCTCGGTAACAGGCTGATCATCAATCGACATTTTGTAATACGTTGATTTAAACGTGTACGTTTCTGTCGTGTCCTCACCCTGTTTGGACTCGCCGCCATCCATCTCAGTGAAGCGCCCGCGCAGCTCGACCTCGACCAGCTGGCTGTCACCGTCCGTGAAATACTCACCCGCGAAACGCAGGCGCGTGCCGTCAATGGTCGCGCCGTATTCCAGGAACAGTTTTTTAATAAGGCCGCCAAATTCTACTGAAGAATCCAGTGCGCCAGAGTCCAGGCCGAGATCAACAGCCACAGATCCCAGCATGCCGCCGCCCTGGAAATCTTCTGTTTTGCGGCTGAGTTTGGGGCGTGTGAATGACGTGACTTTGCCGATGTAGTTATCACCGTTAACAAAACAGCTAAACAGACGGAGTTTGTGAGGAACGGCCATTTATGCACCTCCGAGCGAAGAAAATGCGGATTCGTAATACTGATCCGTAAACGTCTGATAGAGCGTCAGATCCTCCAGCGGTGGCACGGGGCTGTAGCTGTAACGCACGCGCAGTTGTCCGGCTCGCAACCCGGTAGTCAGGTTGTCTGCTGTGTCATACCAGCAATCAGCACCAATTAGGCGCCCGGCAGTAACCAGGGCGTTGAGTTTGCCCCGAATTCCGCTTAGCACGTCTTTGACGTTTGCCGGCGTCAGCGGACTGTCAACCGTCGTGAACTGCGCCTCTGCGATCGAGTCGGCGAGGATCTGCGCGGTACGCGTAAATACCTCAAAAGTATACGTTTCGGTGTCAGTGGAGCGGTTGCCCCAGAACCGGAAACCGTTGCGCTTAATCAGCGTCGTGATTTCCATATTGTTCAGCGTATTGGCGTCGCTATCCTCATCCTGCAGCGACCAGGAAACATCGCGAGAAATCCCCAGCACGTTTTTTACTGCCACGTTGGA